GTACGAGACCCCTCTAAAAAAACGCCTTGTGAGCGAGAGCCCTTGCTTGAGTTGCATGGCTTGCAGGCAGTAACCATATTCTCAATGTCAATAGCTAGCTCAGGTGCTTTGCTTATTGGAATGATGTGGTCAATGGTCATGTCTTTATTCTCTGCACCACAGTAGTAACACACATAGCCATCGCGAGCTAAAGCTCTAAGCCTTACCTCTTTGTACTTCCTCGATAATCTAGGATCGTTGCGCTTGCTGCTCATTGCCAACCTTTAACTCTTAGATGATGTAATGCCTTGCAATAGTTAGGCTCATCATACTGCGTTACTCCATAACGATGGCTTACATAATACCAATACCAATAGAACTGATAATCATCTGGCGCATTCTTAAGGCTTATGCTTCTGCCTTGGTAGTAACCCCAATGCGATCCGTTATTAGCATCTCTTCTATTAGAGCTTTCTCTGAATGTAATCTGATTGTGACAATACTCTTGCTTTTCTGTTAACTGCTTATCAGCTAAGTATTTAACGCTTTTGATTGGCGTGTTTGAGATGCCGTCAGCAGGTGCTACACCTAATGACAGAGCTATCACAATAATGATTGCGACCCCGCAAGCAATCCGCCTAAGCGGCTTGCGGTGAGCCCTTGATGGGCTCTCGCTAGAGAGTGTACCGGCTATGTCAAGCATGTGGATAACATGGGCGTGGCGTAAGCGTGCAAGTAACTTCTGCTCTGCTTTATCCACAGCCTGTGCATAACTATTTATCTGTTGAGTAGAACCCTGTACCTTTGAAATGTGCCGGAACTGAGCTATAAATCTTGCGCATACTCGACCCGCAGAACGGACAATCAACATCATGTGGTTCATTGATCTTCAACTCCTTATCATAACGAGCATTAGCCTCGCATAATTCATTGTCACATTCGAACTCGTAAATCGGCATCAGCGTACTTGGCCAAAAGCTTTCAAAGCCTCTGGATTATCTCCGCCAATAGCCCACAGGCTGATCCCGTACATAATCTTCTTCTCTTCGCCCTCGGTGTTAATAAAGCCAGTGTTGGGCTCTACCATTACAACAGAAGCTTCTGATTGCCACAGCATTCGCCACCAACGTGAGTTGCCGGATAAAGGCAACAACGCAATGCCATTGCCATGCTCTAGCCACTTCTGTGCCCATGGAGAAGGCTTACTGAACGGCGGGTTCATAAACACTCGGCCATACCAATCTTGGCTGAGAGCATCGTCCTCGATTGTAAAGCGATTGTTGGTTGGTACTGCAATGTTCTCATTAAGCCCAGAAGCTACATCTAAATCAAAGTGAAGCCCTAGCTTGTCGAAGATTGCTTTGGGCGTGTAAAGCTCATCGTTAGCCATTCTTATCCTTGCACAATGCACATGTTCTGCATGGACAGTCAATGAACTTCCATGAGCCGCAAATCTTGCAGCGTTCTGGTTCAAGTTTATCAGTATCGGCCTGAATGTCGCCGTATCCTGCTCTCAACAATAAATCCACTAGATCGCTCAAGCGCATGAAGGCTAAGTAGTTCTCTGGAGTCTCGCCTTGTCCATTCATTCTGCATACAACGATGCTTCTCTCCTTACCCTTAGCTCTTTCTTCTGATTGTTTCAAGAAGGCTAAAGGTTGGAAGGAAGAACGTGCCTTAACTTCAATGTCGAACGGGACATTCAGCACGTCCTTCCCTGCACCTCGACCAACGACTGCGCTTCCCCACCATTGCGAAAGATAGGTTGCTACCACTCGCTCAGTCCGCAGCCCTCGGTCTTTTCTGTGTCGTGTCATGCACGCCCAGCAGAGTTAATTGTGTTGCATTTGTCGCATGTCCAAGTCTCCTTGAGATAACGCTGGCGGATTTGCATTCGATTTGGAAATGTATTGCATAATTGACAGATGAGTTTATATCCGAGTTCTTCTATCAGCTCTGCGTTAGCCCTGAGATTTGCTTGTTGTTCTTCAGTAGGAAATTGCTCCCACTCACCGTCTTGGTTCAAGAACTCAAGGTGTCCCATCATGCAGCCCGCTTTCCCCAAGTGCCATCTGGCTTGATTTCATACCAGATTGGTTCACACTTATCGTCAGCTCCGGCTGATGAACCGCTTGTGGCTTGATTAGGGCAACGCCAGTGACCCCAAGGACGATTACCCGCTTTGCTCGTTCCAGTCTTCCATATTCGAGCCCCATGAGGGCAGCTCTCGTCTGGCATTGTGCCCCCAAGTACTGCTTTCACCGTCTCGACTGCTGACTCCATAGTCTGAACTGGAGCTGCTTCCCATTGTGTCCATGGATCGTCTGCCTTTGCTACTGGAACATATTGCTGTGATGTATCTGCCATCTTAGCCTTTACTTGCTCGATGTTAGCTTTTACTTCAGTCGCCTTTGCAACCTTGCTCATCTCTTCTCTACTCGGGCGTTTGCCTTTTGTCGCATAACCAGCCGAAGCCAGCGCACGACCAATCGCGCTCGTCTCACAGTTTTCAAGAGCAGAAGTAGCGTTGACACCACGCCCCGCAACTGTTTCTTCCGCAAGTCCAGAGCTCCAAGGGTGTTGATCAACTTCAGTTCTGTAAATGTAAGCCTGTACGATATATCTGCCAGAATGAAAATCAAGCAGTTTTGTGTCAATGCGACCATCTGGGTGTTCCTTCCAGAACTTAATCAAGCGTTCTTCAACAGTTTCATAATCTTCTAAGTTAAACATATAGCTCATTCTCCTGAAGGTGTAGTTGGCCACTTATTGCGACATATGCCGCGAGATCGACGTAAGTGTCTGTCTTTGCAGTTTCCATGCTTCTTGCGATTTTGACCAATGCCATACACATTGCCACCTGATAATCTGTAACGGGCATTTCGAGGTATGCGCTCCAGAGTGAGGCGGTGCGCTGCATATTGTCTTGAGGGTGACCGTAATCAAGTCCTCTGTCTTGGATTGTAGCTCGCGCTTCGTTGAGATACTCTCTAGCATTCATCGACCCACCTGCTCTAGCTGACGCTGTGTCTTGCGGTACGCAATGCGCCCTGCAATTTTGCCATGTTCGTGTCCTTTTGCGTATCCAAGAAGAAAGCCAAAGAAGATGCCGACCAACCCCATCAGTACGAGTGCATGATCTGTATTCATTATCTCCAGCTCTCTGTTGCATAGCTAGAAGTAATGACCCACTGATCCATTGCATTATCGTAAAGCACGCAGAAGTCTTCTTCCATTTGCTTGAGGATAGCCTTGGCAAGAATGATGTCTGAGTAGCGTTCAAACCAGTAAATAACCTTGTGGTGGAAAGCTACAGTGCCATCAAAGCGGCCTTCTTGCTTGAGCCAATCCTTTGCCTGCCAGAGCATTGAAGTCTCTGATAAGCGGTCGAAATCCTGCTCTAATTCGCTTGTAGTGTGTAACATTTTGAGCCCTTCTGTAGTCGGTGTCTCCGCTACAAGAAGAACTTTACGGCAATCGAGCTATACAGCAACGCTTTTTTGATAACGAAATGATAACAATGTTATCCACAGGCTCATCGCCAAAGTCAGGCCTAGCGAACCCTTCCATAGACCTTGCCCTGCACAATAAAAGTGCCGTTCTTCTCAATATGGATAATGTCTACCTGCACGTTAGATCCATGCGCATACATGATAGCGAAAGCTTGTTGCCAGTTGGCCGACCCATGGGTGTATGAGGCCTGCTTAAAGTCCATGAGGTTGCCTACCTCAACTCCATGCAGAACCCGCCCCAAACGGCCTCCAGAGGCTTCTGAGAAGGCACTGCGGCCTGCTCTATGGGTATGCCCAGAGATGACATTCTTGCCATGCCTGCGTGCTGCCTCAAGAGCGGAGAGCCCGCCTAGTTGCTTAATGGGTGTGTGATCGCCATGGACTGCAATCCAATTAGGAGCAATGGCCATTGGAGTCTTGTGGAAAGTTATCCCCAGCTCATCAAATCTCATGAACTTCTCAAAGCGCAGTTCAGGCAGGCTAAGGAAGCTAGGGATTTTCTTCATGATTATGTTGTACAACCGATCCGTATGGTTAGATCTTATACAATCGGTAACCCCCAACTCCCAGAGGAGCTGCACGCATTGGTCTCGGTCATCGCCAAGAGTCTGCTCGTAGGCCTGAGGAGTGCCCTCCGACCACTTACTTATTGTCTGAAAGTCAATTTCATCGCCAATAGTCACAGTTTGGTCTGGCTTAAAGGTCGTAAGGAATCTTGCTATATTGCGCGTGACATGTACATCTTGGAACGGTACTTGAAGATCGGAAAGTATAACTATCTTCTTCATAGGCTTTTAATCCTCGTCGTCGTCCTCGTAGGGTATGTTGTCGATGCGATTAGGCAAAGAAGGAAGAATCCAGTCCGGATAAGCGTCACGATCTGTGACAATGGCCAAAGCTATATCTACGGCAAAGCCACTCCTGCGCAATGCCTTATACATCTCGTTTAGACCTATTGCCCATTGGTCTAAAGCGTTGTAAGTGTCTAGGTCTATGACCTTCTTCTTAGCTGCCATGGCAATAATTATCGGTCAAGAAGTATGTTATAGATCTCATCAACACGCGAGTTTAGTCGCTTAATTTCAGAGAGTAAATGAGTAATGACATACCCAGAGAGGCCGCCAACTATGCCGAGGGTGGCAATGTAAAGCGTGAAAAAGTCTTGTTGGTTCATTTCTTAGGCGTGGCGTACCCAAAGACACCTGCGACAAGTGAGCCAAGGATTGCACGATAGTCCAAAGCAAAGTTAGAGGTAGTACCCCATACTGCTAGGAACGCTCCTATTGACATTAGGTAAGGATTCTTCATATTCATTCTGTGCCGCCTATCATTGGGATATTAAAGAACGAGCCATCTGCATCGCCCTTCTTGGTAAAGCTACAATGCAGGTGATGAGCGTGGCTGTTATACCCAGAATAAGGACGCCAAGCCCAAGCCT